GTCGCCGATGCCATTCGGCGGAGGCGTGCTCATAACCCGGCACGAAGGAGGTGTAAACATGGCAGTACCTAAGAGAAAAACTTCAAAAGCAGTTACGCATCAGAGAAAGGCAGCAAACATGAAGAAGAAGGCTCCCGGCATTTCGATTTGTCCGCAGTGCCACGAACCGAAGCTTCCGCACAGAGTTTGCCCGAATTGCAACTACTATGATGGCAAGGACATCATGGAAGCGTAACAGCAGCGTGAAACAAGCTTAAACAGCAACATTGGGGCTGTTGCACTAGACATTTGAGAATGTTGAGGCCACAGCCTCTTTTTCATGCCCTGACCCATATCAAACAGGGGAAAACCGATATCATATACGGAAGTGATACACCTGCAGGCATGACAAAACCAGTCCGGATGGACCGTACTGCAAGGTGATTTTTTGATCCAAAACTTTTAGTGCTTCAGCGGGTAAAGATGGGTTCCTGTTTTGCCGTTTTGGATTTTCCGGTGGAGCTGCGCGATGTTCTGTGAAACTGCCATGAGGACGTAGCGAAGGTAATATCTGCATCCCCTCCAATAAAAAGAGACTGTCACACTAATCACTTAGTGCAACAGCCTCATTTGTTTGCACGAATATTGAAGAAAGGGGACTGACTGACATGACATCAAGGCAGAAAAGATTCTGTTTGGAATTTGTCGCAAGTGGTAATGCAACAGAATCTGCAATCAAAGCAGGTTACAGTAAAAAGACAGCAGGACAGATTGGACAAGAAAACCTTAAAAAACTTGAAATCAAAAATTATATTCAGGAACTGACCAATGAACTTGAATCACAGAAGATTGCAACTGCAAGGGAAATGCAGGAAGTCCTGACAGCAATCATCAGACAGGAAGCAGAAGAAGAAGTTGTGGTTGTTGAAATGTGTGGTGATGGGATCAGTGAAGCGGTCAAGAAGAAAAAGAAACCATCAGTCAAGGATGTGACCAAAGCTGTTGAAACACTTGCAAGGATGCAAGGTGTTCTTGACAACAAGACTGTTCTGAATATTTCCATCCCTGTGTTTGGTGGTGAAGATAACCTTGAAGAATAGGAAGAAGAACCATCATGGAAAAGGGAATGTGAAAGCACAAAGGAAAAGAAGGAAGCAAAGACTGAAAGAATTACCTGAAAGGTGGGACAAGGAAGTTCTGCTGATTGATGGTAATTTTTCTTTTTATCCTGTTGCATATTGTCTTTATCATCAAGCATTTCTGACACAGGGATTGGTGAATACACACAGATGTGACAAAAGAAACTGTGTGAAGTTCAGAAAGGTGACCAAAGCTGATGAATAAGAAGTATGTGAAGATATATCTTCCTGATGTTGTCGGCAAAGGTTACAGATCATTTTGGAACTTCAAAGGAAGATACAGAATCTGCAAGGGTTCAAGGGCATCAAAGAAATCCAAGACAACTGCACTGTGGTTCATCTATAACATGATGAAATACAAGGATGCAAACAGTCTTGTGGTCAGGAAGACATTCAGAACACTGAAGGATTCCTGTTACACTGAATTGAAGTGGGCGATCAACAGACTTCATGTTGATCATCTGTGGGACTGCAAGGAATCACCACTTGAAATGACATACAAACCAACAGGTCAGAAGATATATTTCAGGGGTCTTGATGATCCATTGAAGGTCACATCAATCACAGTTGAAGTTGGTTTCCTTTGTTGGATGTGGGTTGAAGAAGCATATGAAATCATGAAGGAAGCAGACTTTGACATGCTTGATGAATCAATCAGGGGTGAAGTTCCTGAACCATTATTCAAGCAGATAACCATGACCTTCAATCCATGGAATGAAAAGCATTGGATCAAGAAGCGGTTCTTTGATGTTCCTGATGATGACACACTTGCACTGACAACAGATTACAGATGCAATGAATGGTTGGACAAGACAGACCTTCAGTTATTTGAAAAGATGAAGAAGAACAATCCAAGAAGATATGCAGTTGCAGGTCTTGGTGGTTGGGGAATCGTTGAAGGTCTTGTGTATGAGAATTGGAAAGAAGAAGATTTCAGATTCATTTCCAAAGCTGAATATGATGAACTGATTGGTGACAAAACAGGATATGTTGTCAGGGATCATCTGAAACCTGCATTTGGTCTTGACTTTGGATATACCAATGATCCATCTGCACTGTTCTGTGGTCAGTTGGATTTGGAAAACAAAAGGCTTTATGTGTTTGATGAATTCTATGAAAAAGGATTATCCAACAAAGTTATTGCACAGAAGGTTGAAGTGATGGGATTCAGGAAGGAAAGAATCACAGCAGATTCTGCTGAACCAAAGTCCATTGATGAACTGAAGGGATTCCATCTTCATGTGACAGGTGCAAAGAAAGGAAAGGATTCAATCAACAATGGAATCCAATGGATTCAGGAACTTGAAATCATAATCCATCCAAGATGTGTGAACTTCATCACAGAAATATCCAACTACACATGGAACACAGACAAGTTTGGAAAGAAACTGAATGTTCCAATTGATGACTTCAATCATCTGATGGATGCAATGCGGTATGCATTAGAACAGTATGTTATTGGTAACAAATGGATATATTAGGCATATGAAATTCACAGCAAACAAATTGGAATGGTCAATTGATTACATAGATTCAGAATCTGTTCAGGTCAACAATGAAGATGGTTGCTTCCTTGGTCTGACAGATTACTTGGAACAAAGAATTATTATCAGACAGGGAATGACTGAACAGATGACAAGACAGACAGTGGTGCATGAATTGGTTCACTGTTTCCTGATGTCATATGCAGTTCACACATCCTGTTATGATGAAGAACAGGTTTGCAACTTCCTTGGTGCATACATTGATGACATCATGGAATTGACAAATAAATTTATGAAGAAAGGGGTGAAAGAATAGTGTTGACTGAAAATGAAATTCTTCAGTTCATTCAGGAAGACAAGACATCTGCAAAGAAAAGAAATGCTTCTGTTGGTCTGAAATATTATGAAGGTGAACATGACATCCTGCAATATAGAATGTTTTACTACAATGCGGATGGAAAGTTGGTTGAAGACACAAACAGGGCAAACATCAAGATTCCACATCCTTTCTTCACTGAACTTGTGGATCAGGAAGTTCAATATATGTTGTCAGGAAAAGATGGTTTTGTGTTCAGTGATATTCCTGAATTACAAAGCAGGTTGGAAGAATACTTTGATGATGACTTTATATCTGAACTGAATGATGTTGTATCAGGTGCAATCAGTAAAGGCTTTGATTACATGTATGCATACAGAAATGCAGATGACAGGTTTGCATTCCAATATGCTGATTCAATGGGTGTGGTTGAAGTTCGTGCAAAGGACACAGATGATGGTTGTGAATATGTCATCTATTGGTACATTGACAGGATTGCAAAGGAAAACAAGAAGATCAAAAGAATTCAGGTGTGGGACAGTACACAGACAACATTCTTTGTTCAGGAAGAAGATGGAAAACTGATTCTTGATACAAAAGAAAAGCTGAATCCAAGACCACATGTGACCTATCACAAAGAAGGTGATCCTGCAATCTATTATGACAACTTTGGATTCATACCATTCTTCAGACTTGACAACAACAAGAAACAGCAGTCAGGACTGAAACCAATCAAGTCCATCATTGATGACTATGACATCATGTCATGTGGTCTTTCAAACAACCTGATTGACTTTGACCATCCACTTCATGTGGTCAAGGGTTTTCAGGGTGACAACCTTGAAGAACTGTCACAGAATCTGAAGACCAAGAAGATGATTGGTGTGGATTCTGAAGGTGGTGTGGAAGTTCACACTGTTGATGTTCCATATCAGGCAAGACTGACCAAGATGCAGGAAGATGAAAAAAACATATATCGGTTTGGTATGGGTTTCAATTCTGCACAACTTGGTGATGGTAATGTCACAAATGTTGTCATCAAATCAAGGTATGCACTTCTTGACTTGAAATGCAACAAACTTGAAATCAGACTGAAACAGTTCCTGAAAAAAATTCTGAAGGTTGTTCTTGATGAAATCAACAGGATTGATGGAACTGATTATCAGATGAAGGATGTTTGGTTTGAATTTGAAAGGGAAGTCATGACCAATGCATCTGACAATGCAATGATTGAAAAGACTGATGCAGAAACACAGCAGATCAAGCTGAACACAATCCTGAATGTTGCAACTGCACTTGATGATGAAACAGTTCTGAAAGCAATCTGTGACATTCTTGACTTGGATTATGAAGAAGTCAAGGACAGGGTTGATAACATGGATGAATTGGACATGGTGGAAACAAAACTTGATTCCATTGTTCCTGATGATCCTGATGCAGATGGTGGTGATGGTTCTGATGAATAAAAGACAGTTGATTGTTCAAAGACAGTTTGTCAAGAATGAAAAAGCAGTCTTGAAGGAACTGAAACATGAATATGCAAAAGCACTTGCAGAAATCAAAATCAAGATTCAGATTCTTCAATCAAAACCTGAAACACAGTCAAGGATATATCAATTGACATATCAGTTTGCACTTCAGGATCAATTGACAAAGATTTTGGAAAAGATGCGGTCAAACAATTATCAGTCAGTCAGGAAGTATCTTGATGAATGTTACAAAGAAGGGTTTGCAGGTGCAATGTTTGACCTTCAGGGTCAAGGTGTTCCTTTTGCATTCCCTATTGACCAAACACAGATGACCAAGGCGGTTCAGCTTGATTCCAAGATCAGACATGGACTGTATGCAAATATGGGTCTGAATGTGAATGAACTGAAGAAGAATATCAGCAGTGAAATCACAAGGGGTCTTGCAAGACAAGAACCATATGAACAGATTGCAGTCAGACTTTCAAGACACATCAAAGGTGATTACAACAAATCAATGCGGATTGTCAGAACTGAAGGTCACAGGATTCAGAACCAATCAGCACTTGATGCAATGACCAAGGCGGTTGAAGTTGGTGCTGAAGTTCTGAAACAGTGGGATGCAACACTTGATGACAAAACAAGGGAAACACATGTTGAACTTGATGGAATGGTTGTTGGTGTTGATGAACCTTTTGTCATCCCTTCCACAGGTGCTGAAGCAATGTATGCAGGTGGTTTTGGTGATCCTGCTGAAGATTGTAATTGCAGATGTTGCATTCTTCAAAGGGCATCTTGGAACATGGATGACTATGATGCATCAAAGATGGACAACATGTCAGGTCAGTTGGTGCATTTCAAAGAAAAGAATTATCAGGATTTCAAAGATTCATATTTTGGATCATTTGAATAAAACACATCAGTGTGGATGTAAAACACACATTTCTTTATTGTCACAAACATCAGTGATGATGTAAAACACCACTTCAAAACAAGACATAACTTGTAAAAATTGTGAAAGGAAGGAAAAGAATCATGACATTACAAGAAATATTGAAGTCACAAGGACTGAATGATGAACAGATTCAGAAGGTTCTTGGTGAAATGAAGCAGAACAAGATTTTCACAGCAGGTGAAGAAAACCTTGACATCAGGTATTCCAAACTTAAAACAGACCATGACACCATGACTTCACAGTATTCAGAAGCAACAAAGCTGATTGAAGAACTGAAGAAAGGGTCAAAGGGTAATGAAGACCTTCAGAAGAAGGTTGGTGAATATGAAGCAAAGGTTGCAACACTTCAGGAAGAACTTGTGAAGACCAAGACAGAATCTGCAATCAAGGTTGCACTTCTTTCAGCGAAAGCAAAAGATGTTGATTATCTGACTTTCAAATTGAAGGAAAAAGGTGAAATCAAACTTGATGACAATGGAAACATCAAAGGCATTGATGACATGTTAGCAGGTTTGAAGACACAGTTCCCAACACAGTTTGAATCAGACACACAGAAGAAGATTGATGAAAACAAACTTCCAAATGGTGATAATGACAAGAAGATCAGTCAGGAAGACTTCAACAAGATGGGTTATCAGGAAAGACTGAAGTTATTCCAAGAAAACCCTGACACATACAATGAACTATCAGGTAATAAAAAATAAGAAAGGTTAGGTGTCTATTATGGCAAATACAAGAATTCAGGATTTAATCAATCCACAGGTCATGGCTGACATGATTTCTGCAAAGGTGACCAAGAAGATTGTTGTTTCACCTTTTGCAAAGATTGACAACACCCTTCAGGGTCAGGCAGGTGACAAGATCACTGTTCCTGCATTCGCTTATATCGGTGATGCTGTTGATGTATCTGAAGGAAATTCTGTTGATGCAACAAGACTGACTGCATCTTCAACTTCCTTTGGCATCAAGAAAGCAATGAAGGCTGTCACACTGACAGATGAAGCGGTTCTTTCAGGTTATGGAAACCCTGTTGGTGAAGCAACAACACAGCTTGCAAAGGCTATTGCTTCCAAGGTTGACAGTGATTCCATGGATGCACTGACAACACTGTACAATGCTGACACTGCACCACATGGTGTTCAGAAGGTTTACAACTACAATGACATCCTGAAGTATGCAGGAATCGTCAATGCTGTTGATACATTTGAAGAAGAAGTTCAGTCTGAAAAGGCTATGTTCATTCATCCAAAGCAGGTCACACAGCTTCGTCTTGATTCCAACTTCATTTCTGCTGACAAGTACAATCAGGAAGTCATGCTTCGTGGTGAAATCGGCATGGTTGCAGGTGTTAGAATCGTTCCTTCAAAGCGTGTGAAATCTGTTGATGGAACACAGGGTTCAAGAACAGTCACCATTGGTGGAACTGTCGCAACAGGTGACAAGTTCAGCATTGGTGGAATTGAAGTCACTTGTGGTGCAACTGAAACTGCAACTGCTGTTGCTGTTCTTCTGAAGGAAGCAATCAATGCAGAAACAGGTCTGAAGTATTCTGCAAGCAATGCAGATGGTGTCATCACCCTGTCTGAAAAAACAGGATATTATGGTGTCGGTCTTGCAACTGCACCAACCATTGCAAAGACTTCTACAAGCGGAACAATCACAGCAGGTGGAACATATCAGGGTGCATCACAGTTCCTGTGTCCGATCATCAAGCTGAACAATGATGCTGACACTGAAGATGATGCTTCTGCACTGACTGTTTTCCTGAAGCGTGACAACAATGTTGAAACTGAAAGACACACCCTGTCAAGAACAACTGACATCAGTGTTGACAAGATGTATGGTGTTGCAATCACCAATCAGGAAAAGGTTTGTCTTGCAAAGTTCAATGCAGTAGCAACTGCATAATTCATGAAAGGTGGTGAATCACATGATTGTCAAAGCAGAAGATGTGGTTCAGCTTCCTGTGTTTGCAGGATATACTGTTGCACAACTTCAGGTGAAGTTGGATGCAATTGAAACCCTTATCAGGAAGTACACAAACAACAACTTCCAAAATAGACACATCAGATTCACTGCAAGGACAAATGGAAACAGAATCAAAGGGGTGTCATCATACATCAAAGTTGGTGACACCTTGCAGATTTCTGAATCTGATGTCAATGATGGATTGTATGTTGTTACAGAAGTAAACAAGTTGAATGGTTTCACAAGGGTCAACAAAGAACTGTTTGCAGTTGAACATAATCTTGTGACAAAGATTGAATATCCTGTTGATGTTCAACAGGGTGTCATCAAACTGTTACAGTGGGATTTGGAATCTGTGAACAGGGTTGGTGTCAAATCTGAAACCATATCAAGACATTCGGTGACATATTTTGACCAAGACAAGAACAATCAAGTCATGGGTTTTCCTGTGTCCCTTCTTGGTTTTCTTGAAATGTACAAGAAAGCAAGGTTCTGATGATTGGTGGAAATGTGTCTGCATTGATCCAAGTGAAGGATGATGGAACAAAGAACAGCATTGGTGAAAGAATTCATCAGTGGGTTGATGTGTTTTCCCTGAAAGGTTTCCTTGATTATCAGGGCGGTCAGAATAGTTTTCAGACCTATGATGCAAAGGTTCAGGAAACAACACACATCTTCATCTGTGATTTCAACAATCTGAAGTCACTTTTGAAAGGATGGGTTTGGAATCCCTTCAGTTTGGTGAATGGTGTCATTCCAACTGTCACACAGGAAGAATCAAATGATGAAGAATCTGAAGATGATCCTGTTGAAGAAACACAGGAAGAAACTGTTGAAGAAACATCTGAAGAAGAAACTGAAGATGAAGAAACACAGGAAACAGTTGATTTGACATCAGAAAATGCAAGGATGTTGGTCAATGGAAATGTTTATCAAATACTTCTGATTGATGATCCAATGGGACTTCACAAACACCTTGAAATATATCTGAAATATGTTGGGGGTGGTCTTGGTGTCTAATGTTGAATTTCATGACTATTCCATGAACTGCATGAAAGCCTTGAAGGAAGCAGGTGTTGCATTCCTTGAAGAAGCAGGTGGTGAAGTGGAATCACAGACCAAAAGGAATTGTGCAGTCAAGACAGGAAAGACAAAAGGTTCATTCCAACATCAGGTTGATGAAGGGTCAATGATGGTTCAGATTGGGTCAAACTATGAAAATGCTATTTGGGAAGAATTTGGAACAGGTCTTTATGCACTTGAAGGTGATGGAAGGAAAGATGTTCCTTGGTGGTACAAGGGTGCTGATGGTGTTTGGCATTCTACAAGCGGAAAACACCCAAAGCGGATGTTGTTCAATGCTTTTGAATCATTAAGGGGTGTAATTCAGCAGATGGCAGAAAGGAAGTTTGGTGATATAGGATGACAAAAGAATTATTATCATACATCAATACTTGTCTTGAAAATGCATCTGTTCCATATGAATTCATGCGGTGGACAAAGACACTGACATTCCCTTTCTTTGTTGGGGAATATTCTGAAGAAACACCATTGACTGAAGATGGACTTGAACAGGGTGTTTTCATCCTGACAGGTACAACAAACAACAGTCTGATGGAATTGGAAACATTCAAAGAAACAATCAAAACATTGTTTCCTGATGATGCAACAACTGCAATCCTTGACAATGGTTCAGGGGTTGCAGTTTCTTATTCCAATTCATTCCCTGTTCCAACAGGTGAACAAGGACTGTTCAGAATACAAATAAATCTTAACTATAAAGAATGGAAGGTGAACTGACATGGCGAAAACAGGAAAGACAGGTGTGACAGCTAACACACCAAAAAATATCATGTTTGGTGCAGGAACAATTCACAAGAATCTTGTCTATGATTCCACCAACCATGAATGGAACTTTGAAGCATCAATCATTGGTGCTACATCAGGCGGTTCAAAACTGTCAATCATTCCTGAAGTCACAACCATTGAAGCAGATGGTGCTTTGGTTCGTGTGAAGGGTCTTGATGTGAAGACAGGTGAAACTGCTGAAATGGAAATCAATCTTCTTGAAATCACAAAGGACATCATCAAAGCATCCATCTTTGGAAAGAATGGAACTTCTGCTGATTCCAATTTTGACCTGATTGAATCCAAAGCAGATATTGAAGCAGGTGACTATTTCACCAATATTGCATTTGTCGGAAAGACACTTGATGGAAGAAATATCATTGCAATCCTTGACAATGCACTTTGCACTTCAGGTTTTGAAGCATCAGGTGCAAACAAGGAAGGTGCAGTTGGTACATACACATTTGCATCAAGTGCTGAACTGACAAGTGACCTTGATACACTTCCATATCACATCTATTATCCAAAGGCAGTTGCATAAAGAAAGGATGTGGATGATATGAAAGTAATGGTCACAGGAAGTTTTATTGACAAGTACACAGGTGAAGTTCGTGACCTTGGAACAGTCTTTGAATGCACTGAAGAAAGATTTGCAGAAATTCAGTCTGTTTCTGAAGATTTTGTCAAGGCAGTGAAAGAAGAACCTGTGGTGCAGAAAGAAGTTCAGGAAGAAGTGAAGACTGAAGAACCTGAAAAGAAACCTGCAAGGAAAAGAACCACAAAGAAACAGAAAGGTGAATAATCATGGAAAACAACTTTGAATTAAGGGAACTGAAGTCAAAAGACATATTCCCAATGGTGAAGATTCTTCGGAAAATAGGTTTCAAGGAACTGAAAGACAAACTGAATGTTGACAATATCAAGAACATCATGCAGGTATTCATTGAACAAGAAGTTCCTGAAGGTCAGGAAGAAGAGCAGACTAACAAAGGTGAAGATATGGCTTCATATGTTGGTTTCAATATCGTTGCAGAAATTCTTGATGTGATCCTGTCAAATCTTGAATACTGTGAACAGGATATATACAAGTTTCTTGCAGGTCTGACTGATATGAAGGAAAAGGACATTGCAGAACTTTCAATGGTCACTTTCGCTGAACTGATTGTTGCAGTTATTCAGAAGGAAGAATTCAAGGATTTTTTCAAGGTTGTTTCCAAATTGTTCGATCAGATGAACTAATTTTTATGGACTTGCTATTCACTGAATATGCAAGTCCTTTTGTGCTATTGGATGAAGTAATTCCATCAGGACTGTTCTGTGAATTCCTTGATACATTCCAAGACAAGGTGATTGAAAGGCAAAGATGGGATTACTTCATTCATAAACTTCCACCATGGGATGAAACTACATGGGAAGAATTCAACAATAAACTTGACATGCAGAATGGAAATCAAAAGATTCAGACTGCATCAAAAGAACAGTTGGAAACAACAGTTAGTAATTCATTCGATATATTACAGAACTTTAATCCTGAAGAAAGGGGTGAACAATAAATGGATTTGTTCAAATTAGTTGGAACAATTGCAATTGACAATAGTTCTGCTGAATCTGCAATCAGTGAAACCACAAGTTCTGCTGAATCCATGTCATCCAAAATAGGGTCAAAGTTTCAAGCTGTCGGAAACAAGATGACAAGCATTGGAAAGTCACTTGCACCTGTTTCAGCAGGTGTCACTGCTGTTGGTGTTGCTTTGGTGGCATCAGCAAAGAAAACTGCTGATTATACAGACAATGTTGACAAGATGTCACAGAAACTTGGCATTTCAAGAACTGCTTTTCAGGAATGGGATTATATCTTGTCACAGAATGGTGCATCAATTGATTCACTGAAGGTTGGTATGAAGACCATGAACAATCAGTTGGATGCAGTCAGACAAGCAGGTGACACCACAGGAAGTGCATTTGAAAGACTTGGAATTTCCCTTGATGATTTGGAAGGGAAGTCAAATGAAGAAGTCTTTGAAATGACAATCAAAGCACTTCAGAACTGTACTGATGAAACAGAAAGAACCAAACTTGCAACACAGCTTTATGGAAAAGCAGGTGTGGAACTTGCACCACTTCTGAATTCAGGTGCTGAAGCAACAGACAAACTGAAACAGAAAGCACATGAACTTGGTCTTGTTCTTGATGATGAAACCATTGATGCAGGTGTCAACATGACAGACGCAATGGACACCATGAAAAGAACACTTGCAACAGTAGGAATGACCATTGGTGGTGCAGTCATGCCTTATATCACCAAATTCTGTGATTATGCATCTGCACATCTTCCACAGATCAGGGATTTTGTTCAAGGGGTTGCGGAAAAGATTGATTCAATACCAACACCAATCAAGAAGGTCATTGCAGTGATCCTTGCAGTTCTTGCAGTGGCATCACCTGCACTGATTATTGGTGGAAAGATAATTTCATTCATTGGAACAATGATTGGTGCAGTTGGAAAGGTCATTGGTGTCATCACCAAGGTTGCAGGTGTTGCAAAAGCACTGTTTTCACTGCTTCTTGCAAATCCAATTGCATTGGTGATTGTTGGAATTGTGGCATTGGTTGCAGGTCTGATTTATGCATATAAACATTCTGAAAAGTTCAGGAAGTTTGTTCAGAAATTGTGGTCTGCATTCAAGTCATCCTTCACCAAGATCAAGACAATTGTGACAACTGTGATTCAGGTTGTTGTGAAGAAGTTCACTGAAATGCAGAAGAATGTCAAAGATATTCTGAAGAAGATCAGTGAAACAATCAAGAAGGTGTTTGACACAATCAAGAAGACAATTCAGACTGTGTTGAATGCAATCAAGACAATCTTCACAACTGCTTGGAAACTTATTAAAACAGGTGTCACACTGTACTTCAAAGCATATTACACAGTTATCAAGACCACACTGAACTTAATCAAGACAGTCATCACAACAGTCCTGAATGCAATCAAGACTGTGTTCACAAATGCTTGGAAAGCAATCAAGACCACAGTGACAAATGCAATCACTGCAATCAAGACAAAGGTGACTGAAGTGATGAACACAGTCAAGTCCAATGTGACTTCCAAGTTGAATGACATCAAGTCTGCATTCACTTCAAAGTTCAATGATATGAAGTCAACTGTGACATCCAAGATGAATGACATCAAGTCAACCATCAATTCCAAAATGAGTGATGCAAAGTCATCTGTCAGTTCAAAGCTGTCAGACATGAAGTCATCATTCAGTTCCAAGTTCAGTGATATAAAGTCAACAGTTTCTTCCAAGATGTCAGACATCAAGTCATCCATCACATCCAAGATTGCAGATGCAAAGAAGTCTGCTGTCAGTTCCCTTGCAGGAATTGCATCAGGCTTTGGTGAAAAACTGAAGTCTGCAAAGTCAACTGTTGATTCATGGATCAAGAAGATAAAAGGTGCATTGAAATTCAGTTGGTCACTTCCAAAACTGAAAGTTCCACACATCAGGGTTTCAGGTGGTAAAGCACCATGGGGAATTGGTGGAAAAGGAACACCACCTTCATTCAGTGTCGGATATTGGAAAAAGGCTATAAATCAACCATATAATTTCAGTGATGCAACACTGTTTGGTTTCAATCCTGTCACAGGTCAGGCACAAGTTGCAGGTGAAGGTTCACAGGATGAAATGTTGTATGGTAGGGAAAATCTGATGCGTGATATTGGTGAAGTCACAGGTGAACAGCAGAATCAGGTTGTTGAAGTCATCAATGCATGGTTCACAAGACTGTTTGAACTGTGTTCAGAATGGTTTCCACAGTTTGCAACTGACTTGGTTCTTGACACAGGTGCATTGGTTGCATCAACTGCACCACAGATGGATGCAGAACTTGGAAGGATAATGAAGCGGAAAGGCAGGAAATAAAACATGCAAACAGTCACATTTGGAACTAAAAATTCATATAGTGATTTTGGTTTGATCCTGACCAACAAGGAAATTGGTTTTCCTGAACCAAAACTTGAACAGATAAACCTTGCAGGAATGGATGGTGTTCTTGACCTGTCAGAATCCCTGACTGATGATATAAAGTTTGAAACAAGAATCCTGACCTTCACATTTGCGGTCATTGATCCAATATTAAGGTGGTCAGGTGTTGTTTCAGAAGTTGCAAATTACCTTCATGGTAAAAAAATCAGAATCAACATGGATTTTGATTCAGGGTATTACTATGTTGGAAGGTGCAAAATAAATTCATTCAAGTCTGAAAAAAGGATTGGTGAATTGGTGATTGAATGTGAATGTGATCCATACAAGAATGAAGTCAATGCAACAGGTGAATATTGGATTTGGGACACCTTCAGTTTTGTCAATGGATTCATCAGAACAAATGAAATTGAATTCACCACAACCAAGACTGTCAACCTTCAGAACTTGCGGAAGGTTGTGTCACCAACATTCATCTGTTCCAAGGCAATGACAGTTTCCTTCAATGGTAAAACATACAATCTGTCATCAGGATCAAACACAATATATGACATCAGACTGCAAGAAGGTACAAATTATGTGACCTTCAATTGCAGTGGAACAGGCAAAGTCAAAATTGAATATCAAGGTGGTGGTCTATAATGTATTTTGTATATTGCGACAACAAACCATTATATGACCTTCGTGATGAATCCTTGGTTCTTGAAGCACCAACTGTCAGTTTGTCACAGAATAGTGCAGGATCATTTGAATTCATCATCATGCCAAAACACCCACATTATGATGACATTTATGAACTTGAATCAGTCATCAGGGTTCTTGACAGGGATGAAGAAATATTCTGTGGAAGGGTTGTTGAAGTCAAAAGGGACAGACTGAACAAGAAACAAGTCTTCTGTGAATCAGAACTTGCATATTTCAATGACAGTATTCAAAGACCTGCTGAATATCAGGGTGTTACAGTTCAAAGTTATCTGAACACCCTGATTTCTATTCACAACAATCAGGTTTCAGGAAGTGGAATGATTGACAAAACCTTTGAACTCGGTGTTGTCACAGTTGTTGATCCAAACAATTATGTTTACAAGTTCACCAATTGGGAATCCACATTGGAAGTCATCAAGAAGGATTTACTTGAAACATATGGTGGATATTTAAGAATCAGAAAACAGAATGGTCACAGATATTTGGACTATCTGAAAGATTACCCAAACACAAACAATCAGATCATTGAATTTGGTGAAAATCTGTTGGATTTCACTGAAGACATGATTGCATCTGATATTGCAACAGCAATCATTCCACTTGGTGCGGTCATTCAACCTGTTGAACCTGAACCTGAACCTGAAGAATCAGATGATGAAAGTGAAGAAGAAACAGAAGAAGTTGAAGAAACCGAAACAGTCACAGAAGAATCTGAACAGTTACCATATGACAACAGGGTGACCATTGAATCTGTCAATGGTGGTGTTGATTTTGTGTATTCTGCTGAAGCTGTTTCCAAGTATGGTTGGATATTCAAAACAGTAATATGGGATGATGTCAATCTTCCTGAAAACCTGAAAAGAAAAGGTTTGGAATATTTGTCTGATATTCAGTTCAGTCAGATACAACTTGAAGTCAATGCTGTTGACCTTCACATGATGGATGTGGACATTGAAAGAATCAAAATCCTTGACAGGATCAGGATATTATCAAAACCAAATGGTCTTGACAGATTCTTTCCTGTCACTGAAATGAAGATTCAGCTTGATAAACCATCAAACAACACAGTCACACTTGGAAGTAATGTGTCAACAACAAGTAGTATCACATCACAGTCACAATCACAGAATGAAGAAATCCTGAAGAAAATCAAGGATATTCCAAAGGAATCTGACATTCTCGCAGAAGCGAAAAGAACCGCTTCTGAACTGATAAAGTCTGCAACAAACGGTCATGTTGTCCTTGCAGAAGATGCTTCTGAACTTCTTATCATGGACACAGATGATCCTGAAACAGCAAACAATGTGTGGCGATGGAATCTGAACGGTCTTGGTTATTCTTCAACAGGTTACAATGGACAATATAACACTGCAATCACTATGGATGGACACATTGTTGCATCCTTCCTTGGTGCAAACAGTATTGTTGCAGAATTGATTGATTCAAGGTACACCAACACTATCAATGAAACCATTGCAAGGAATCTGACAACTGCTGAACAGTACACTGACACTTCACTTGCAAGTTATTACACCAAAAGTGAAGTGTCAACTGCAATCAGTCAGACAAGGGATGCAGTGTTGCTTCAGGCATCAGAAAACACACAAGCTGTTGTGAATAATGCTTTGAAAGCATATTCCACTTCAGCACAAATCAAGGTCACAACAGATGCAATCACTTCTGAAGTGAACAAGAAGGTTGGTTATTCTGAAATCATCAGCAAAATCAATCAGACTGCTGAAACAATCAAAATTCAGGCTTCCAAGATTGCACTTGAAGGAATCATCACAGCAAATGGAAATGTGAAGATTGATTCAGCAGGAAATATCACTGTGAAGAATGGAAGTTTTTCAGGTGCTGTCACTGCAACATCATTCAGGGCAAATGGAAGTGATGCTGATTCATATTGCACCATTGGTGACCAACTGACCATGGTTCACAAAGGAACACATGTTGACCAAAGATTCATCCTGCTTCAAGAAGAGTTTGACACAAATGTGTGGAACTATGTTCAGTTGTGGGGTGATCACATCACTTTTTCACAGACTTCCAATGGTTCATGTGATTTTTATTATATGGGCGGTGGTGACCTTCAGTTCACAGGAACACTGATGTGTGACAAAGCTATATACACAGATGGTGCAATTCATGTGGGTGAAGGAAAAGGTCTGTATGATGATGCACATGGTTATATTGCAAGGTTCAATGATGGTGCAAATCATAACAATATGTGTATGCTTGGAAATTCCAACAAACACACATCCATTTATGCAACAGGAAATGTGTGGAAGAATGGTTCATCCACCACACACTTTTCAACCACATCATCTGACAGAAGACTGAAGGAACATATTGGTGACCTGTCGGATTATGAAGACTTCTTCACAAGATTGAAACCTGTTGCATTCAAATATCATGATGGTCTTTACAATTTCCCTGAACATCCACCTGAAATTCATTGGGGTTTCTATGCACAGGATGTTGTGGAAGCATTTGATGATTCAGACCTTGATTGGACTGAAGAAGACCTGATTGTTGTGGATGATGGTGAATATCCAAAGGAAGAACTGAAATATGTTTCAAGGGGTCACAAAATGATGATGAACTATCAGAATATGACTGCTTTGAATACACATATGATTCAGAAGTTATTGCAAAGAATTGATGAACTTGAAGAAAGGATTGGTGAACTGAATGGATAATGCAAAAGGAATTCCACTTTCTGTCATGCTTGAAAATGCAAGAAAGATGACTGCAAGTGCAGTTCAGGAAGTCTTGGATCAGACAAAACTTCCTGCATATCTGTTTGAAGGAATTCTTGTTGGTCTTCTTTCAGACATCAGGGAACAGAAGAATGCTGAACTGATTGCAGACATCCACATGATGCATCAGGAAGAACAGAAAGATGAAACAGAAAAGGAAGGTGAAAAATAATGGCAAATATTACACCTTATATCACAGAAATACAGAATGCAGTGTATGGTGAAGAAGTCAGGTCTTCCATCATCAATGCACTTGTTGCGGTCAATGATGACAATGAATCATATCAGTCAATCAAAACAGCAATCCTTAATGCAAAGGATGCTATTGATGACCAAGTGGAAGCGTTTGATGGAAAAGTGGAAGATGCTGAAGAATTGGTTGGATCACTGACCACAGCAATCACAAGTGCAGGAACAGCACTGTCTTCACTGAATGGTGTAATCACCAATGCAGGAACTGCAAACACAGCACTGTCAGGTGTTATTGCAACAGCAACTTCAAAGAAGTCTGACCTTGACACTTCAGTGTCCAATGCAAACACTGCAATTTCAAGTGCAGGTTCTGCAAAGACAGCACTTGAAGCTGTTGTATCAACAGCAGGAACAGCAAAGACACAGCTTGAAACAGCAATCACAAATGCAGGAACTGCAAAGACCAATCTTGAAACTGCTATTTCCACAGCAGGAACTTCAAAGACAAACCTTGAAACTGCAATCAGTAATGCATCCACAGCAAAGACACAGCTTCAGGCAGTCATCAGTGATGCAGACACAATCAAAACTGCACTGTCAACAGTCATTACCAATGCAGGAACAGCAAAGACACAGCTTGAAGGGGTCATTTCTTCTGCAACAACTATTTACAATCAGTTATCAGCAGAAAACACTTCTGCTGTTGCAAACCTTGAAGCATTAAGAAGTGAAGACTTCAATGCACAAGAAATTCTTGCAGGTGTCACTG